GCAATGGTTTGGGCACTATCTGACTTGAAAGGAATGGACACTTGACCTGTACCTGCAAAACCCCACGCCCCTGGCAAAGTTTGTCCACTTCACAGACCAAGACCCTGTGGCTCATGGCCAACAAGATGTGAATTATGGATGCTGGATTCCAATGAATGACGCAATTCATGTGCGATACGACAATGGGATACTGCAGGTGTATGCCACTAGCGGGTGGACGCGAAAGTATGGGTTGTGATGACAAAAGACTATTTACTTGATAACTTACGTATAAAAAACTCTAATATTAAGATTGTTAAGCATGAATTTGTAGGGCTAACAGCATTAGAGTTTAGCGAAATCCTTTTTGAATGGAAGCCAACAAAAGATAGCTTTTGGGACTTATATCAAGATATAGAAAAAAAGTTAAAGGTAAAAAATAAATGATTGCAAAAGCGTTTATTAGTGAAAGTGGGCATTTGGCAACTAAGACATAACCACAAGTGAGGGAACTATGAGCTTAAAAGAGTTACGCAAAGATGTGAAAAAGTACGTTACGCCAGAAGTTATTAAACAGGTGTTTTTCTATTGTGACAACTCTGCACAAGATGGGCTACTCGTTGAGGATGTTGACCTCCTTGAGTTCTCAGAACGCCTTGTAGCAGTCATAGGCAAGGACATTGCTAAGGCAGAGCGCATGGAGTGCATTAAGTTTGTTGAAAATCTTAACAAGGACGTAGGCAGAGCCTTGCGAGACCGTAGAGAGTTCATGTAAAAAAAAGCCCCAACACAGCGTCGGGGCAAATTACTACCGGAGGAGAAAGCGGAATCGTTGAAAACCGCAGAGCCATATTAACATCAATAAATTATGTTGCCCATAGGGTCGTAGTGCGTTTCTTCTAGGCCTCTAGCTGCTGGCGCTAAGCCCTCTGCTTCCCGCCTTTTGTTTTCTCGCATAGTCTGATAAATGTATTCAGCAGGCATAGCGCCTAAAGCAAGAGCGCCACCTAACAGCCTTGTGGCAGGATGGGGGACTAACGTGGCAGCGGTTCCTAGACCGCTAACACCTTTAATTGCAGCACCTATTATATCGCCTTTGCCAGCACGTTCAGCCGCCTCACCAATGTCCATGCCGCCAAAATATCCAGCCATTGTGCTACCTAAAGGGATTCTGCCTAAAAATTTTGACGCTTTAGCCATAGCTTCTTTAGCGCCTGCTTTTCCTGACAATTCTTCGGATAGCCTTTGTTGTTTCATCATTTCATTTATGTTTAAAGTCTCGCCGGGCGCAATTTTCCTGACAACTTTACCTTTGTTTTTTGCCTTTTCATAAGCACGCGCAACCTCTTGGACAGAGTAACCAGCACCTTTACCATATCCTGTTTTTGCTGCCCATTTTTGCCCTGGAGATGCATCATCCCCAATTAAAGGTATTTTTTTGCGTAACTTGTCAGACACGCCCTTTCCAGCCTCAATAGTTCCCGCTGTTGCACCAACCGCTGCGCCGCCAAACTTAGCATCTTCGGCTAGCCCACTTGAAGCCTCTTCAAAAGATTCAGGAGAGATACTTGCGTCAGCAGCCTCAAAAACATTTGGCTCTGCTTGCTCAGGCTCAGGCGCTACATTATTCTCAAATGGATTAGTAGATGGCTGGTCAGAAGGAAGCTTAGCAGGCTTACCTATCTCATAGATAGAACCTATTGTTTTAAGATACCCCTGCGTTTCTTTTGGCAGGCGGGACTCATCTTGGTGTTTTTGATATGCCTTAGCAACCAAAGGACGGGCATTGTACGCAATAGCAGCAAGCCTTGAGTCGCCGCCAAAGGTATCCAAGTTTTCTTTTAAGATTTTGCATCCCGCATAAATGTTTGTGTCTACATCATTGAGATCAGATACGTTCAATCCTAAACCTTTAGCGTTTGAGGGCATGACCTGCATTGGGCCTTTTGCGCCGCTATCGGGATTGTCGCCAGTTCTAAACCTATTCTCAGCCCAGCCAATAGCCAAGCCAAAGTTAGGGTCAACGCCTAATTCTTCACATACGTCTTTTATTTTTGCAGCAACTGTTTTTTGCTCAGGGCTTATTCTTGATAGCGGATCTGCCATTTTATTCTCCAAAAATTCTATCAACTAAGCTCTTCGCAGGAGGTTTAGTCGGCTTACTTCCGCTAGAAGACCCGATAAAACTCTTTTGCAATTGCATTAACTGTCTGTCGTAATTATCCCTAAGCGCCTTGAAATCAGGCAATCTCTTAGCTTGCTCGACTGTACTATTGGGATTATTTTCCAAAACATCTTCAAATTTACGGCCAAACTCTCTGTCGTAAACACCTCTAGCTTTTAATACCTTTGCTTTGTATTCTAAGGTTTTTGGAGAGTCACTAATAGTACCGGCCAATCTGCTAACCACTTGAGACTCTGTATTAGATACAGCGCCTTGCCCCTTCAAAAACGCAACGCGGAAGCCCAGTTCAAAGTTAGCAAGATTTGCAGCCGCTGCCGTAGCAGTATTAATTTCTTCTGGTGTACCCGTCAACTTCAACTTAACCTCTTCAATTGCCGGAATACCAATCCTGTATTCGCCAGCATTAAACCCTTGAGATACGAGCGTACCAATTGCTGACATAACTCCGGGCTTTGTAAATTGTCCAAAACCGCCTTTTGTTTTTGGATCGGTTACAAAAGAAATCATAGCATCAGCATTATTAATAATATCGCTAGCGCTACTTGCAACGGCTCTCACAGTCTCAATTTTTTCAGCGGCAGACCCTTCAAGCTTCTCTGCGCGAGTCTTAGCGCCAGCAGCTTGAGCTTCTGCCTCTTGCGTACTAATAGCCTTACCTGTACCACGGCCTTGGAATTTATCTAGCCAGTTTTGCACAGCGTCTGGCCCTTCTTCCCTCGCCCTCATAAGATCACGATATTGAGAAGGAAGGACGCGATAATTTCGACCACCCAATTCAGCGATTGGGAAATCTTCTGGGCGTTCAGTTAATCTGGCTTTTTTCTCTTCTTGAGCATTAGCAATTTCCTCTGGCGTGGCAACTCGTTTTGCTCCATCCGGAAGGTCAACAGTGTTTATCTTAATATTCTTTGATTGCAAGAAATTTTCTAAGTCATCAAAAGTATTAAAAGTTTCTAACTCTTTCCAAAAGGACATTGGCTGTTCAATCGTGCCAACACCCGGCAAATAGCGTTTTACACTAGCTTCCTTAGTTTCTGTCTCACGCTCACGCAAGCCAAATTCTCTAGACTTTCTGCGCTCTTCTAAAAACTTCATTATCAAGGGGCCATTTTCTTGATCCGCAGCCGCAATAGACATTAATTGCTGGTCAGAGAACCGATCTAAACCAGATGCTGGAGCCATAGCAGGGCGCGCAGAAGGGGGAGGCATACCAGCTTGGCCAGGAGCAGGCATAGCCTGCGGTATAGCTTGCGGCATAACAGGCGCGCCAGTGAATGCAGGATCTTGGCCACCACCCATCAACTCCATCAACAACTCTTGGCTCATCATCTTGCGTTGTTGCTCTTGAGTCATTTGCTCAAGCTCCGTCTGCATCTTTGCTTCCGCTTGCTGCCTTTGAATTACTTTCTCTTGCTCTGAACTCAATGCTTCAGCCGCATAACCAAGCGATTCACCAAAGCTACCTGTTTTTGTAGGGCGCAGTAAAGCCGCTGACAACGCCAGCATCTTAGGGTCAAACATTTGATTTTTACGGGAATTGTTTAACTCCAGCAATCTCATGCGACGATTCTCTAATAGCTTGGCAGACTCTTCTTTTTGCTTGGCTACCCTCGAAAAGTAATCATTCAGTTGCGGTGCAGACGATTGAGCGGAAGCCTTTGGCGGAAGAGCCTCTGCGGGCGATGCTTCTTGAGGAACCGCTTGACTCAAACCACCTTGGACAATTTCATCAGCCATATTATTAACCTATTAAGTAGCCATCTTGATCGTAGAAATTACCTTGACCATCGTGATAAGCAGCGCCTTGTGGCATCCCAGATGAAATTTCACCGCCGTCTGCGTATGAAGAAATGTACCCGCCGTTTTTATTAGGCGCCGGAGCAGCAATCGGCGTTTGAGTAGCGGTTGTTTGCGGGTTATATGAAGATAAAGCCGATAGCAACCCACTAATTTGCGACAAAGGGCTATTAGAAAAACCTTGTGATCCTGTAGTTTGCTGTGTTTCACCCGTTGGGATACTGTAACCCTGCATAAGCTTTGAAAAGGCTTGAGCTTGCTGCATAGGCAAATCAAGCATCTTCTGGCCTTGAGATTGCTCCATACCACCAATAGAGCCTAAAGTGCCAAGGCCAGTAGTCGCGCCCTGTTGCTGTTGTGTACCTATTGCACCCAAAGCCTGACCAGACTGCAATTGACGGTTCAAGTCGTGCTGTGCAGCAGTCATTGAGTTTGCATAACCACTTTGCAAAGCGCCCATCTGTTGGCCAGTAAGGTTGGCTTGCATGTCACGCAACATGTTACCCGTTGCATTAAATTGTCGTTGAGAGCCAAATTGGCCCATTGCGCCTGCCGCACCCTTCATTGCAGGCATAGCGCTTTCGCTAATGTTTTGCTGTTGTAACCGCGCCATCTCATCCACAACATTTTTTGTGTAGGGATTCATGTACTGGTTAATCATACTCGGCGCCGTTGTAGAACCCGCCGCGCCTGCCATTTGAGCGCCAGCACCCATAGTGCCCATTCCTGCGAACGCAGCCTGTGGGGCCATAGAGATAGCTTGTTGCTGCAAGGGGGACAATCCAGCTACCCCGCTTTGCTGCATACCAGCCAGGCCTAAATTGGCAATGTCCTGAAGATAATTTGTATAAAACTCAGGCGCAGTTTTTTGTATTTGCGTTGTTGTAGTTGTTGCTGGTAGCGGTTCGCCTTGAAAAAGATCAGCCATTTTTTTTGCTCCTTGATTGCTGTAAGTATTGTAAGGGTGACTTAGAATCAGGTGGCAACTCACTCGGATGCGTTGATCTATCTCTAGCCCTTATTTCCTGAACCATATAATCGAGTCTATCAGCCCCAGCTTTTGTTGAACCATTACCCAAAGCCGAAACTACGTCGGCAGAAAACACATACTCACCATCGGCAAGCATTGCTGGAATGTCATCAGAAGTTCCGTCACCATCACCACTTACGCGAGATCCAGACCGATAGTCATGCCGACCTTCAATGGTAGGGACATGCGTTGGTAGGCCACCTTTTTGTGCCTCACCGCCCTTTGCCATTCCAGCTAAAACTTCTTGAGGGTTAACTGGCTTGCCATAAGTATAGTAGTGAGGGACTTCACCACCTTCTGCCATTAACGGCGTGGCCATCCCACCTTCTTTATAATAAGAACTTGTAGCATTGTTAACGCCATAATCAACAGAGCCATCGCCATAAGTGGTTTCTATGCCACTGTTTACGGGGACATAGCCCGTATTAGTGTTGGCGGGGTAGGTGTAATACTCAGAATAATCTGGTACACCAAATATGTTAGTTGGTGGCGCAACCTCTTTATACGGGCGATAAAAATCATACGTTTTGCCACTTGATGAAGCTGGGTCGTTTTCAAAAAGACCAGTTGCCCAGTTGTAAATTTTTTTCACCCCTTGAGAAATAATATTGCCAAATTCGTCATAAATTCTGCCGCTTACAGAATTACCACCTGTCCCACCACCTGCCCCACCGGATGAAGCATTTTGTATAGTTACTGGCGAAGGGGTAGTCAAATAACCAATAGCGGAACCCAACAGCGCGCCCGTTAACGGCCCAATTTTTGTATCTGACCTTGGAGTTAATGTAGGGTTTGTTAACACTCCAGACCCAGAACCTGCCGAGGTGTAAGCCCTTGGAGTCGTTGATTGCATAGCAGGCATAGCATCGTAAGACTGAGCGCTTAAAGGCGAATAATTCATAGTTCCACTTGACACCCCAAAGTCTTGCATCATCTCTGGTGACATCCTTGGCACTTCATCCATTGCGCTATATTGGGAATAAGGTATATAGCGCGGCGGAGCGACGTTTGTAGTCCTTGGCGCTATCTGCCCAACCTTAGACATATCCACACCTTTATTAACGCCACCTGGGCCTTTGTACGAGCTTAATAGCTGCCCCATAAGCGCGCCCATTGCCGCGCCTTTACCGACTCTTGATCCAGAAAAAGACTCAATAATTTCAGATAGGCTTGGGAACCCAGTTGGTTTAGTATCGTCGCCCATAATTTTTACTTTCTCTTTATAGCGGTAAGACCGCCAATTTTGAAATACTGTGAAAATGGGTCAAATTGCTGACTTACCTGTCTTACTGGAAACAAAGTAAATGAAGGGTTCTCAACGTATTCCGAAGGTTTATAGGTTGAAGTTTGAGTGATTAACCCATAGTTTAAATTAGGAACCATTCCCGCGCCACCAATGCTTGGTAGTCCCCCAGAACCACCAGAACCACCAGAACCACCAGAACCACCAGAACCACTGATAGCAGGAGGCGGCTTTACAGGTGGCGGTTGCTCAACATCAGGGCCAACCGCTGCCGGAGGTGGCACATTAGTAAAATCTATACCCGGATAAAGAGGCTCAGATTCTTCTTCATACGGAGAATAAGGCACTTCAATGAGCGGCAAACTGCCAATGCTTGGTAAGCCACCAGAACCACTAGAACCACTGATAGCAGGAGGTGGCACGTTAGTAAAATCTATACCCGGATAAAGAGGCTCAGATTCTTCTTCATAAGGAGAATAAGGCACTTTAATGAGAGGCAAACTGCCAATGCTATCAGGAGCGCCGCTTTGGGCACCATCAAGAACGCCGCTTGGAATGCCAGTAAACCCACCAGTAGGGGGCACATAAGACGAGCTACCAGAAGTTTGGCTAGCAGCAATATTTTTAGCTAACTCAGCTTCTAGCCCCGCATCGCCCGCTGCTTTTCCCGCCTCTGGTGTTTTGGTAATTTGAGCAACAATTGATGCGTTTACATATCTTGAATAAGCGTCATCTGCTTCCTTTTGTAAATCTTTTGCATTTACTTCTTTAATAGCGGCAGTTTGTGCCTTTGCATACGGAATTTGAAAATTACCATAATCAATGCTTGGGTTAAGTAAGCTAATCGGTTTTTCACTTGAAACAATTGTTTTATCATTTTTTGGAATTTCGCCTGTTACTGTTACTTCTTTTAATAATTCTGTATTCCCTGAAAATGCAGCTTTTTTTAATTCGTCTGATATTTGTGATTCTTTTTGTGATCCAGTTGATGCGCCTAAAACTTCGATAGGTTGAAAAATACCGGCTTCATCAGAACCAGGAGGCAATCTTTGTACGTCGTAACCCGGAAGACTAGCAAGATTACTAGCCGTTATTGGCCTACCTAGTTGTGTTCCTACCCCTTCGCTTTTTGGCGCTTGAAATGCAGCCACAATTTGATTGTAAGCATCGTCGTTAGCAGTTGCTACCTTTGGCTTGTTAGCTATAAAGCTTTCGTATCCAATTTTGATTGCATCTTTAGCATTCATTAGTCCATAATCTACGCCTGCATTAACAACACCTTGCGTAAATGCATCGCCAAAATTACCGCCCTTAATAGCAGTCATAGTGCCAGCAGTGGTAGACCTGATTAAAGCAGATGAAATTAATTTGCTATTTTTATCTGAAAAGCCCAAATTTTTAGCTTTTGCTAATACTGGGCCAGCAATAATATAACTAGCACCAGAAGCGATTGCAGAGCCTGAAGCGCCACCAGCAAAAGCATCTGCAAAGTCTTTGCCTTGTATTGCGGCGGTTGTACCCGCAACCAAGCCAGAAGTAATGGAGTTGGTTACTGCTTTAGCTACCGCTTGATTTGTAATCCGGGTTGCAACAGTTTTTGACACTGTGTTAGCAATAGATGGCGCAACTTTCCCACCGACATAAGTAACAGCAGCAGCCGTTGCTATGTCCTTTAAATCCCCTCCTTTTGCGGCTGTAATAGCCGCCATAGTTATAGGGGCGGGTATACCAACATATTGCCCAGCAATAGCAAGAAGAGTCGGCAAAGGGTCTTTAACAACCGCTTTTACCGTAGCGGCTACAGTTTTAAATACGCCTGAAGTTACTTTTTTTACCGCATTAAACCTTTTTTTAAACCAACTCATGATTGCGCACCTTCTCTTGGCTTACCCAAGTAAAAAGTAACTTCATAAGCTTCGTCTGTTTTTTCAACTTCATAACTAAAATCCGGCAAGGAGGAATTGTCCTCAACATCTTGGAAAATATCTAAAAACGCAGGGTCATCAAAGTAAGAGTACAAAATATCGTAGCCAAAAAAATGAGAAGCTTTCATAAACTTAGAAAAATTCTCAACTAAATTTTCTTTTACGTCTGCATTCACAACATTAAAAACACCAACTCTACTCTCTGCATGATGAATGATAAAAAGCGTGTTTCCTGATTGAAATGGAATAACCCCCTCCATGTTAAGCTCTGCAAGGACACCCGCATAAGCAGTCATTAATGGCTCTTCGTCATTTGTCTCTTGAGCATCAATTACAATAATTGGCTCAACTTCAAGCTGTGTTTTTTTGCTGTCAACTAGCATAGTCAATACCTAATTTTTAATAGTTATTACTTAGGATTTACGGCGTTAACGACTTCTTCAGCCCATTCCTGCCAATTAGTAAAAACATAAGGGCCGGGTATGCCTTCATTAGTAAAGACATCAATTGCCATTAAACCGCTTGCCCAATCTTGCCAATTAGACTCAGAGGTAGGAATGGCTAACTGTTGGCCAGCATACAACTCACACATCAACGATGCCCAAGACTCAAAGGTGTGAAATCTGGGGTCATAAATAAGCGCTACATAAGCCATTAGTATCCTCGAACGTCGCCAACATTTGCACTTAAAATTAAGCGACCTAACTGGTAATCACCGCCTGCTACGTTGGATACACATTTTATACGCAGCTCTCGTCTTTGTTCGCGCAGGTCAATTTTGTTGGTATCTGGGTCAAATTCATAAGCTTGGCTTACCGCCACCTCTGACTGCGCATAAGGCTGGCCAGTAATGTATAACTGCATTGCCCCAGATTGGATAAAGTCAGGCTCTACACGCTCCAGATGAAGCCATACGTTGTCACCAATTAGACTTGGCTGAGATGGGCCACCAGACACAAGACCTAGATCATTAGTCTCAAAATAGCTTTCAATGGCGTTGAACTGTATACCGCGTATTTCATCTGTACCTATCTCATGATGCCATAAAGAAACAAAATTCATTATTGAGTTGATTGTTATGGCAAAGGCAGAACCACCAGGGATACTTGCCGTTAAGCTATCTCCAACCAGATAGTCAGTCCCATTAGCCGTGATTAAAACGTCAGTAACAATCCCACCCGCGACGGTTATAGTCGCAAAAGCGCCTGTGCCAGTACCGCCCGTTAAAGCAATATTGGTGTACGTAGCATCTGTATAGCCAGAGCCAGCATTGGTAATTGCAAATGCATTGACACCGCCTACGTCGTTAATATCCCAACTCATATTGAGTGGGTAACGAAAAACTTGTGAGAAGTAACCAGCAGAGCGACGAGCGCCTATAGCCGTACCAGCGTCATACCATGTTTGCTCACGAACATTGTAGATAATCGCGTCATTGCATTCTATAGAGTCACCGCGAGGGTAGAACCACCAAATCTCACCATAGCGCGGCACTTTGGTTGCATATACTTTTTGACGTTGCTCATAGTTCAAATTATCAAAGAACCAATTCTGGTTCATGGTATTTGGTACTTCTTTTACCACGCCGTTATATAAAAGGAAGCGATCAACGCCACACCAATAATAAATTCCATCATACTCAATGACAGACTGAGAAGAAAGAATAGAGGACTGACTAGAAATAATGTCATAACGCCAATAAAAGGTTACTGCGACTCCACCAACAGTAATTGTTGTAGGGTTGTAAGAAACCCTAATTAGGGAATCTAATGACCAAAACAAGCCAGAGGGGGAGTTAGAGCCACCTCGAACCGGCAAGCCGTGCACAATCTTACTTCCTGCCACGTTAGTCTCATTAGCATCGGCACCAGACCAATCCGTAGGATCCCCTGCGGCACAATTCTTAATCAACCCATTATTGCCATAAACGAATACATAAGGGTGCAACACTACTACGCCGCCGCTAACCTCAATAGGGCTAACCCCATCCGTCATGGCGGCCATTGTTGTGCCTGTAATACCGCCTATCAATACAGGCGTGTTTACGCTACTAGCAATGTCACCTAAATTTTGTCCGGGGTGCGCTACTAAACTCTCTACACCGCCACCAGTAGTGTCAAAGAACGTATCAAACTGCCAAAGGTTTGAGTCACTCTCGGTGAAATTACTCAATGCAAAGTTTGATACGCCAGAACCTACGCCAGCGTTAGTAATGGGGAGGACTTGCAAGCCACCAGAATAGCCATTAAAGACGTAGCTGAAGTTACTTTTAGGGCTAAGGTACAAGCCCCTTGATGGGCCCGCCATAGCGCCTGTAATCTGACGATATCCCAACATCTTACGCGGTCTGCCGCGCTGGAACCTTACCCACCGTCCGTCGTTATAGAACTCTTTGTCAAAAGTTGTCCCGTCGCGCTGTATGCCGGATTTTGTATCAAGGGCAAATACTTTTTTTGTCATGTAAACGCGCCCCCAGAAATTCCGTTAGAGAACGTCCCCGAACCAGCGATTGATAAACCAGTTGCTGAAAATTCTGCTACGTTTGACCCAAGTACGGAAATATCAAAGACACCAGCACCTGGATGATAAATACCTGTATTTGTCTCAGAACCAAAATTCAAGGCAGGTGTACTAACCGTTCCATTGACTAGGCTGATAGATGTCGCACCGGCTTGGGTAGTATTGGCATTAAGGAAGTTAGTGCCGTCTGAAATTAATGTAACTTGCTGGCCAGCAGGAATAACTGCGTTTGAGCCACCAGGCACACCCGTTGTAATCGTAAGAGAAAAGCCATTGTCTGTTGTTTTGTTACTAATTACATAAAAGTTAACTACAGGCGGGTATGATACAGTGACGTTAGAGACTAATGACCCAACGTATTCTTGGATGGTATTTGATGCTTCGCTAGGCGTAAGAGTGTAAGCGCCGCCAGTTACTGGCTTAACTAACGCATTAAATACAAAGTTTGCACTTTGACCGTAGCCAACAGTGACGAAACTTGACCCAGTACAAATGATAAAAGCAGATTCGTCTGGGGCAAAACTCTTTGTTAAGGCTCCATCAATTAGTTCTGATGACGTAGTTGAAAGAACAATAGATCCAGTGCCGTTATTCTTAAACAACGTGAACCAGTTGTTACCTAAAGACGATGCAGCGGGTAATGTTGCTGTACCAACCCCACCCTGCCAAATACGAGCTAAAGCGCGGTCAACAGCGGAGAAAGTGTATGCATTAGCTAAGGATGATGTAGGGTGGCTTTGGTTTAGCGTGTTAGACAAGGCTAAGATGCCATAGCCCTGCAAGGCAGAAGCGTCAACCGATGATGAGCCAGCACCAAAAGCAATAATGCCCCATACGCCAGCCGTATCAGGGTTGTCAGTAATGTATATGTACTTCGCCTGACCAGCCGCTATCGTTAAAATTACACCGCCGGCATAATCTTTGACGGTAAACGTATTCGCACCAATGTTACGAATTAAAGCGTCTGTACCAACAGAAGTCTGATTGGCAGGGGGCATGGATAAAGTAAGGCTGCCAGATGTGGCATTAACTTCCAGAATCCTAGCCGCATAATTACCGTCAACATTCCCGTTGATAGGCCAACTCAACGCCGTATTGGCAGCTAAGGTTATCTCGCGGTAGCTAACATCTGTGGGCTGGATTACTTGCCCCGTAAAAGGAGAGTTATAGCTCATATTAAAAATCTTTCAGTAATTTTGCATCGCTTATGAGTCAGCCGCAACAGCTTGCCTATCGCCCATCCTTTGCAAATCTTCTGTCTTTAGCGTTTGGATAATAAGATCGTATTCTGCCTTCCACATCCCCATGCGCTCGTCATTCTTTAGGAATGGCATAGCTTGCAATAAGGATCCATACAGCATGGCTTGCGGAGCATAAATGGTGAACCAGTTGGTCTGGTTGGAGCTATCTAAAGGCTGTGCGCGTTCGTAGTAAAGAACTTCAAACGAGTAGTTAGATGCTGGTGTAGGAGCAATCAACCAATGTGTATAGTCGTAATCAGCGTAGAAAGCAGGAACATCCTCTTGGGTAGCGTTAGGCCAATACTCCCGCAGGTACTCATACTTTCTCAGGAAGATAGGCTGCTTCTTACCTGCAACAACTACGTTCATTGAGACAGTCTTATGCCAACGAGCAGGTTTGGGAATAACATCAGCACCTTGAACCATTGTGCTTTCGTTAACAGTTAAGTTACCCAAGAACTTAATCTGGCTGGCAATAATTTGCTCTGCCAGCATAATGAATGTTGGTATTTTTTCTAACGTTGCGGTATCGGTACGTTCAAGGTAGCTTGATATATCTGCCACCAATGAATCGTAAGTCATGACAGCAGCTACAGGCATGTCAGCTCCTTAATAGGTTGTATTGCGCTTCACATTGTTCGAGGGCGGCTTCAAGCCTGGCTGCGTCGGCAGCGTACCCTGCAAGAAACTCTCCATCTCCCCTTGCCAGTTGCGCTCCGGATAGTCCAAAACAAGCGCCGGGGGTCGTGGGCATTTCACCTGTGGGGCGCTCCGAACGAGTGCGCAGCCCTGCAATAGTGTTGTTAAGACGGCGAGTAGTAGTAGCGATCTGCACATTTTTGTTTCTCGTTATCTGCTCGGCGGTGCTCTGCCAACCTTGTTCTTTAATACGGGCGTTTTCTTCTGCGTCAGCACGGTGTTGATTATACGCGGCCTGCATAACGGCAATCTCTTTGTCTTTACGCCAGCCTTGCACACTCCACCCACAGGCAATTCCTGCAACCCCCGCTATGATAGCAACAATTGTCAGATCCCTAAGCATTGTGTATGCTCCTTTTGGCGGCGATTTGTAAGCCCCGCTACTACACGCCCTTGAGCGCGGTTCCAACGCAGGATTTCTTTACATGCCCCAGCGTAATCTTGGGCGTTAAGTTTTTTGACCAAGGTGGAAGAGCAGAAGGCCCCAGTACCTATGTTGTAAGAAAGCAAAATGTACGCGTCATACTCGTACTGGTATAAAGGCACCTTCACACACTTCTTAACCGCCCCCTCGAATTTCTGAACGTCTGCCATAGCCCGCTGTAAGGCTTTGATGGGTGTTGTAGTATCGCCAAGTTTTACGCCTTCAGTGGTTCCAAACCCAATCGTAGGCACATCGCCCTTAATCGGAATGATGGACTTATCTGAGTATCCTTCATGCGTAGCTAGTCCTACCAGAGCAACGGCGGATAAAACAAGTGCCGATATAGCGTTACGGTTCATTTATACGCCCCGCCCGCAACAATGTCAGCGATCAGTTCTGCACGTTCATCTGGGGTCATTGGGTAGTTACTTTTTTACTCGCGCTAGGTTCTAGCGTCGTTACTTCGGAAACTTTGCTTTGACAGCCAAGCAAGCATCAATGTACGCCTGCACCTGCACCGTGTCACCTTTGACGATTCCGTCAAGGTAGTCAGTTAGTGGTGGGTAGGCTGCTGCACGGAGGCTGGCGTAGTTGGCCTTGTCTGCTGCTGCTTGTCTCGCAAGTTCGGCTTCCAGTGCCGCTGCAATTTCGGCAGCCGTAGGAATAGGCGGAGGCGGAGGATTAGTCCACACACCAGCCACCAGCGTTGCGCCGCTTACCGTGCCGTCAGGGACTTCGGTGTCGTATAGCTTCGCAACGTCGGGGTGGTAGTTGTCCTGTGGGTTGCCTTGGGCTATGTCGCGGACTCTTCCGTTTTCAATCCATGCTTTCATGTTAGTAGCCCTCAGTCCATGATAGTATTACGAAACCATTACCACCAGCACCACTCCGCCCACCAGTGCCGCCACCACCATTGCCCCCACCCCCCCCACAAGATCCTCCATCGCCGCTATTAATAGAGTCCCCACCAGTGCCGCCACCACCGCCACCAAATCCTCCGTCGCCGCCAGCACCAGTTACCCCCACACCACCACCACCACCACCAAACCCGCCAGAATGCCCTGTGGATGCAGTGCTACCTCCACCACCACCCCCAAATCCACCAGCAGCACCAGTGCCGCCGCCGCCGCCGGAATATAAGTCTCCAGAAATTGCCATCATAAAGGTAATTGGTCCTGTCTGCCCAGCACCACCAACAACTCCGTTTGCAGATGCACCAACTAATATTCCTGCTCCACCAGAGCCATTAGTTCCTGTTACTTTTTTAGCAGAACTAGCCGTGCCACCACCGCCAGACCCCCCAGGAGTAGCACTGTTAGCTATTTCGCCACCGTTAAATCTAACACCCCCGCCGCCAGTACCATTGCTCTCTGTACCAGTAGATTTCAAAGCTCCTCCATTGCCGCCAGCGAGACCGCCGCCGCCAGTACCATTTCGAATTTGAGCAGAGGACATTGATATTGCTCCTCCAGCTCCACCAATACCAAGGGGCGAACCGCTTCCTCCCCCACCTGTGGATAAATATCCGCTTGACGTAGAACCACTCTTTGCCCCACCAGCCCCGCCTGCAAATGTAACTGCGCCGCGAAGTCCGGCTGCGATTGTACCAACACCTCCAGCGCCACCAGCCAAAGTACCTGATGCGCCGCCCTGTCTTAGTCCCCCGTCCCCGCCTGTTACCGACACAAAAGTTCCTATGCTAGACGTACCACCAGCATTCCCAGCCGTATTGGTTGCAGTCACCTCCGCGCCGCCAGCACCGATAGTGATAGTGGGGAGTAACTGCCCCGGAATAACGTCAATAATCGCAGAAGCGTATCCACCCCCACCCCCACCAGTAGCTTGAAATTCTCGATAATAAGCACCACTACCGCCACCGCTATAAACCTCAGCCTTTATCTGGTAGACGTTCTGCGGTACGACAAAATTGGAAGTTGTCGCTGTTATCAGTCTTGCTGTGCGCCACTCAGGTGGTGCAATTCGCGTAGGAGCGCCGGGGGCTAAGTTCGGCGTTATGCGGCTATAGCCAAAGTTACCGGGGTTCATATAAAGCACTCATCTACAGGTTGCGTGTTAATCAAAGTATTGCTCATGTTTATCTCCTTGCGGTTATGGTGCATCACTACCCTTACTTTTGGGCAGCGAGTCTTGTACTTCATGCCTTTATTCGGACTCGGCAAACCTTTCTTGGGGGATGGCGTAGTCATCTTCATACCTTTATTCCATACTGGCCTACCAGTCTCCCTTCCTATAAGAGGGCTTGGCTTGTCCATCTTCCTACCTTTGGCCGGGCTTACTGTATTTCTCTTTCCATGTTTCATGCCTTTAGTTGCACCAGGCTTGCCTTTATTTGGTGATGGTCTACCCTTAACACTACCGCCGTGTAACCCATTCTCACCCAACAGATTCAACCACTGGTCTGAGTTCACTATGTCCCATCGCAATGAGCACATCTTAGCGAACTCAAGCACTTCATCCTTTTCCATAAATAAGCAATACCACAACGTAACCACATGCTGCTTGCCATGCTCTTTGATGTGTCTTTGCCAGTCAGTACCTGAACCTAAATACTTCACTGGGTCACCGATGGTTTTACCGAAGTAAAGTTTACCGGTGACAGAATGTTGCTTTACATACAGAAAGGTTGGGCTAAATTCTTCACAAGTATCCATGACAGCAATTATACAAAGTCTCCTGCGACGATTGGTTGGATGTTGAACACCTCGGCGTTGGCGGTACTCGCCCGAAGTGTTGCTGCGTTTTCCAGTACCAGTCCTTGGTCAAAATTAACGACGACAGAGAAAGCGGGTTGCGTTGCTGATGGCGTGATGGCAATGACCGGAATTTCTTGGATAAGCCGGATTGCCGATGCCGCGCTGTTGGCAAGGTACAGTCGAATCATCCCGGCTGTGGTGGTCGCCGTGGCTTGAATCACAATCCTATCAATCCGACTGCCCAAGGCACTTGCCGCTGCGGTATAAACCGTAACCAGCGTCCCCGTGCCATCGCGGTTACTGTTCGCAGCAGTTGCCTGCACGAATGCGCCGTTCTTCGGCGTGACTACATAATTTGCTGATGCCATTTTAGATTACTCCTTGTAACTGTAAAAGAAAGTCTGGTACTCCACTACTAGCAGTAGCCCATATAGGAGCACCCCCACCCGCACTTGTCAACACTTGACCCGATGTACCAGCAGCGCCAGTTAATGTTAAGGCTGTGGTTATATTGGCGCTAGCCAGCACAGGAGCGGTTAGCGTCTTATTCGTCAGCGTAGCCGCACCTGTCAACGTGACCAGATTGGTCGGCGTAATGATGCTAGAGAGGGTTGTCATAGTTTAGCCTTTTGGGTATTTTGTTTTAACGGCTTGAACTAGCACAAGCATTTCAGCAGCGGCTGTGCCACCCTTCCACAGCGCATCCAGTTGGTCGCCTATGGGTGGGTACGCTGCTGCGCGTTTCTCTTGGTAAGTGCGCGTGTCTGGTGGGGGAGGTGGCGTAGTAAATACTGAGCCGTTCCACAGGTCGCCTATTGTGCCGCCTAGTGATGCGTCGAGCAGGGTTAGATTAGGAAGCGTGTTTAGGGCTTCTATCTCGATTGTGTTGGTGACTTTGCCACCTTCTATTACATGTGCTTTCATATTTTTATCCTGTTTGTTACCAACTAACCACGAGCTTGCCAGCACCGCCAGCGCCGCCTGTCTTTGCACCAGAACCGCGTCCGCCACCACCGCCACCAGAAGAAGGGAAGCCACCTGCTCCACCACTAGCGGTTGCACCGCCACCGCCACCTCCGTGACCACATCTACCATCCACGCCAGCAGCACCAGCAGTACCTGCCACCGCGTTAGCACCGCCCGCGCCGCCGCCGCCACGCTGCCAAAAACCTCCTCTACCCCCTGCCGCCCCCCCCGACCCAGTCCCGCCTCCACCCCCACCTGCCGCGCCGCCCCAAATAGAACTACCACCTATACCACCAGCCTGTGACTTAGAATAAGGTCCGCTCGATGCGCCGCCCCACTCCGCGCTCCAGCCATCACGGACAATAATCCCACTCGCATCCCCATTTGTGCTTGACGCGCCGCCGCCTCCAGTTTGAGCAATTATGTCGCCATTAGTTTGAAACTCACCACCTGTACGAGTGACTATTTTGGCTACAGGCCAACCTTGTGTAGCGTATGGGTCAATGATGCTACCACCATTAACACTCGCTGCTCCGCCGCTACCGCCGCCGCCACTCCCTTGTGCCGCAGAAGCCCCTCCACCATACGCAATCACATAGCTACCAAAACTGCTATTTCCACCCGCGCCACCGCCGCCACCATTTCCCCCATTTCCACCCGCGCCAACTGTGACAGTTATGGTCGTACCAGCCGCTATAGAGTCCAACTTTTGAAGCACTCTTGCGCCACCACCACCTCCCGGTTGGGCGTTATCTACGTTTCCTGACCCACCCCCCCCACCCCCAGCGTAAGCATCAATAATGAGCGTCGAAACTCCAGGCGGCATAACAAAAGTTGCAGTTGCTAGGAACTCTTTTTTCCCTCCAACCAAAATAACCGAGAAAAACGCAGTACCGGTACACTGCACCAGCCTAGCCTCACCAGGATACATAATGAACGTAGCCAGCCCGTCAATCGTCTCAGCACCATCTGGGTCAAGCGTAATATCGCCTGTTCCTGAATTGCGGATGTAGCAAAACCAACCACTACCCAACGTAGCGGCTGCTGTGAATGTTTGGGTGAATGTGCCGCTGGTAATGTCGATTAGTGTGGAATTATCCCCGGCAACAAGGATAGTGTTCGATGTCCTTGCAGACCGGACTACCGAAGACCCCGCAGTAGCCCAAGTAGGCGCACCCCCACCCGCACTTGTCAGCACTTGACCCGATGTACCAGCAGCGCCAGTTAAGGTTAAGGCTGTGGTTATGTTGGCGCTAGCCAGCACAGGAGCGGTTAGCGTTTTATTCGTCAACGTCTGGGTGCCTGTTAATGTCACCACACTACCGCCATTACCGCCCACTTGAGCGTAGACTTCCCATGTGGAGCCGTCATACACAAGCTGGACACTCACGCCCGTGATGTCGCACACCAAGTCCTGAGCCAGACCGCCAATCGTTGAGCCGTTGCGCCCTACGGTGAGGTTGT